ACGTTTTACGAAGTAATATTTGACTAATGCTAGGACTAGGACTACGATCATCACAAAACGCTGGCGCAACCTCTGCCCCACCCGCCCCCTCTTTTGCTACGCTGCTTTCCTCCGACTTTAATATCGACCTAACCGAATCCCAATTGTTTCAAAATGGAAAGCTTGGTGGCGATGAACTGCTCATCAACCCATACAGCGACGGAAATGCCGTCGTTAAGGCGGTGCTGCCTGCAGGATGGGCTCAAGGATATGAGGCTGTTTCGGGCACCGCCGACCCCTTGGTTGCAGATGATATAACATCGGTGGGAGTCTGGGATACGGGACTTATCGATGGCGTTACATCAGACATCTACCCGCTGCTCTGGGTGAACGGCATAACCAACACTCCCTCTGCCGACACAGGTGCTGATGGCCCCCCAGTGAGTAGGACAGACTCTACAGTGGACACTAGTGACTCTGATGACGGTAGATACCTGTATACTGAGACTTCCAGCAATAGGGGTGGCCACACCTCTACTGTCCAACCTTATCGAGTTTTTCTTTTGAGGACTCCAGGATTGAACTTTAGTACCGATATGGCGGACACGTCAAATGTTGTCCGTGTAGAAATGCAGGTACATGGCTTCGGTGGAACAGTAGGAGAGATACAAATTTGGATGGATGACGCTTCCACCTCGAATACCTCTTCAGCGGTAAAGGTTTTTGATTACGATGGATTCGGACAAACCGACTCATCCGATCCTTACGAAAAGATTACTTTTGAAGTGAGCACTATAGACCTTCCTGGGTCAGGGTCCATAGACGTAAGAACCACTAACAGTGACTTCTATTTTTACATTGTACACGACACTAACAAGGACTCCGATTTATCGTACACTGGAGACCTTGCTATAGACAACTTCTTTATAGAAGAAGTATCTTAAGACTCTAAAGAGTTGTAGAACCTCTGAACTGTCATCCTAGCTTTCTGGGTTATGGCATAACGCACTCTGTAGTTGTACTTAGTTTCTTCTCTAAAGATGTGGCCTTCGGCTGTGTCTGACGGAGTCAGTCTGTCGAAGTGTTTGTACAGGTACCCTCTTTGAACCATGGGGTAGATCATCCTATCCGAAAGATTCTTCTTGTTGATCCCGTAGTTCTCAGACACATAGTCTATGGTAAAGAACTCGGTGTCATAAAGCCAGATAAGAAGTTCTAGCCATCCCCATGACAACTCGTTGTCCTCGCAAAAGTCAAGGCGAACATTGTGTATATTCTTCAAATAGTTTTTACCTAACCTCTTTGGGTCAAGCATAGAAAAGTCACGGAAAAGGCGAGACTTCTTGACAGTGGACTTAGGCATAAATTATTCGTATATTTGATACAAATTTAAGGGATGAGCGATAACGATACTATGTTTGTTGCGGAAATCTACGCTCTATACAAGGAGATAGAGGGTACGATTAAGAGATATGGGTATGAAGACAAGGTTCTTTCATCTAATGTCTTAGCTATAATAGACGAAGAAGAGGATTCGGAAGAAGGACAGATGAATGTCAAGTCTATGTACACATTCAACCTTATAGACAAAGAAGAGCTAGAGATCATGAAGGAGCTTATGACTCAGCTGTACGATAAAGAAAATCCAGGCCTAGACGACCTCCTTAGAGATCTTGGCATATCACTAAACTAAAATGAACGGACTTATTAGAAAGATCGTTATTGGGAAGGACCCCAAGAACGGAATGGCTTACTTCATAGGCATGAGAGCTGGAAAGGGAGAGGTGGCCGCTATACTAGTGGACGAAGAACACCTGCATAGATTTGGAAAAACGAGATATCATATCTATATTGAAAGCGAAGAGGGGACACTCCTCTGGAAGGCGGTAGATGAAATGCCGTGTGTACTTGAATTTGATTTGAACTTTTAATGAAAACACTAGACATCTTTATTGTTGAACTGAAAAATCAGATCAACGAAACCGTCACGACTGAATCTGGATTCATGCTACACAAACCCAGAGGGTTCAGTGAGTTCGAGAACAGAGTAACGGAAGGTCCTGTAGTATGCACCCCCGAGAAATTCGACACTGGAGTGAAGGTGGGAGATACGCTGTATTTTCACCACCTCGTTGTCATGAACGAAGGCCAGGTACTGACTGGAGATGATGATCACTACGTTGTTAGGTACGACGACGTCCACACAATTAACAATCAAGCCATAGCTTACAAGTGCAAAGACACTGGAGAAGTAAGGCCTCTGGCTGGGTGGACACTGATGGAGTACGTAGATGAAATGACCCCAGGAGAGCAAAGCGACCTCATCGAGGTTGTAAAGATGGAAGAAGAGCCCGTAAGAAAGGCTAGGGTTTCATTCAACGCTCCCTGGATTGAAGAGATGGGGGTAGAAGTCGGAGATATCGTAGGGATACCAAAGAACATGGACTACAACATTAAGATTGACGGGAAAACATACTTTAGAGTAAGATCAGAAGACCTTTTATATGTCGAAGAAGAAGTTCACAACGATTGAGGCTGCAACAAGGCTCATGTCCTCTATGGAGGAGGCGATCAACAACATGATCGATGAGATAAGAAAACCTGTCGACCCAGACATAAATGGGTCAGCAAGAAAGGCGGAACTACAGTCTATAAAACAAACCGCTACAGACGCTAAGGAGTTAATCGTTGAAAGACAGCGATTGGAGCAAATGATTAAAGACCTAAAAGACAATGGAGCAATCGAAGAAGCAAAAGACTACTCAGGAGGATTCGCGGAAAGATTCTCAAAGTAAGTACAAGTGGTGGCAGGACGAGGTATATTTGAACCACAGAATGAATATCATAGGACAAAACGGAAACGATGGACAGCACTACTTCTGGGAAGAGAGCTGGAACGATAAGTAAGGTTGGTTTCGACAGGTGACCCTCTACGTAAAAAGGGTAATCAAACTGGGGCGTAGTTCAGTTGGTTAGAGCGTCTGTCTTATACACAGGAAGTCGCGGGTTCAAGTCCCGCCGCCCCAACCATGCGCCCGTAGCTCAGCTGGATAGAGCATCTGCCTTCTAAGCAGACGGTCACAGGTTCGAATCCTGTCGGGCGTACAAATTAAATACAATGAAAGATTTTTTATGCTATATAACGAAGGTTGCTGCGACCTTGATTCTATTGATAGTCATATCTAATCTCTTTTTAGACGACGAGTCTTCTGTTTCCAACAGACAATATATAAGGTACAACAGCGCTCAGATAAATGAGCTTATCTTTGCATTAAATCAATTAAGTAGACCTATTCATGGCTAAGTACATTTGTAAGTGCTCAGAGCACGAAAAAGAAAAAAGTGGCGTCTCTATCCGATTCAATGGAGAGGGAGCGTATCACGACATAAAGTGTCCGTGTGACAAGTATATGGAGCTGAAAGAACCTAAGACTGGTGTTCCATCTTTCAAGAGAGACTCTCACGGGAGAGTGTTTTAATTAAATACTATGTCAATGAAATTTAGATTCCACGTCCTGGGCCTCCCCCACACGCGAACAAACAAGGACTTTAATGCTTGTGCTTACACGCAGAAAGCGCTTAAGTTCTGCAAAATGATGAAGGATCGAGGACACTATGTGATACACTACGGAACAGAAGGAAGTGATCCTGAGTGCGACGAAAACGTAAACGTACTGTCGAACGAGGTATGGGATGAGGTGTATGGGGAGCACGACTACAAAAGCAAGTTTTTTACTTACGACACAAAAGACAAAGCATATCAGACGTTTTATGAAAATGCTATTAGGGAGGTAGGTAAAAGAAAACAGACCCATGATTTCATTCTCCCTTTCTGGGGGTGGGGTGTTAAGCCTATCTGCGATGCTCATGAAAAAGATATGCTGGTGGTTGAGCCTGGAATAGGTTACTCTGGAGGTAGTTGGTGTCAGTTTAGAATTTTTGAATCCTATTCATTGATGCACGCATACATGGGATTGAAAAAGGTTAACACCTCTAACATCATGAACTGGTATGAGATTGTGATTCCTAACTATTTTGACCTAAACGACTTCGAATACTCGGACAAGAAAGAAGACTACATGCTGTTTCTCGGCAGGGTGTATAATGGCAAGGGAGTCAATATAGCTATTGAGATGTGTGAGAAGCTAGGGGTGAAACTAAAGGTAGCTGGTCAGCTTGGTGATGGGTATGGACACTGGAAGGACGGCAACGTGCCCGACAATGTAGAGTACGTAGGTTACGCCGACGAGACCATGAGGAAGAACCTTATGAAAGGCGCTAAGGCGTTCATCTGTCCAAGCACATACGCAGAACCCTTTGGCGGGGTTCAGGTGGAAGCTATGCTTAGTGGAACGCCCGTTATCTCTACAGACTGGGGGGCATTTACAGAAGTCAATGTTGAGGGCAAAACTGGATACAGATGCAGGACGATGGGCGACTTTGTTCGAGCTGGCAAAAAGTGCTTAAATGGAGAGATAAAATATCAAGACTGTAGAGATCACGGTGAGAAATATTCTTTAGAAAACATCGCTCCTAAGTATGAGAAGTACTTCCAGGACGTAAAGAACGTATACGGAAAGAAAGGTTGGTACGAGGAATATGAGTAATCTAATACCGATAAAAGGATATGACGAACTCGCTATCAAGATTTGTCCCAACGGTACGGAAGGTGAAGTTGTTGAACTTAGTGGGATACTCGTTGTTCTTCCCTCTCAGCCTCCCAAAAAGAAAATTAAAGGACATGACTCGCCAAACGACATGCAGGTGTGGCAGAGGACTGTTATGCCAAAAGAGCTGTCTAGGATTAAGTCTATGGATGAGTGGGGGGAGATGCCAAGGGAGTTTAGACAGAAGTTTTCTCCGTATATCGAAGAGGAGTTTCGCCGTAGGCGTGAAGGCTTTTGGTTTTACAACAACGGTGTCCCTACATATATTACGGGGCGTCACTATATGATGCTCCAGTGGACGAAACTAGATATAGGATATCCTTACTATCTTGCTTTCCAACGTGAAATCTTTCTCCACATGGCTGCGTGCGAAGCTGATCCCCGTAGTCTCGGTCAGCTATATACTAAGTGTCGCCGCTCTGGGTATACTAATATCTGTTCTTCTGTACTGGTCGACGAAGCTACGCAGGTTAAGGATAAGCTTCTCGGAATCCAGTCGAAGACTGGTAAAGACGCGCAAGAAAACATCTTCATGAAGAAAACGGTACAGATGTTCAAGTCGTACCCATTCTTCTTCAAACCCATCCAGGACGGAACCACAAACCCCCGTATGGAGCTAGCCTTCAGAGAGCCGTCTAAAAGGATTACAAAATCCAACAAGACTTCAAATAGGGGTGATGCTTTGAACACGGTAATAAACTGGAAAAACACAACCAACAACGCTTATGACGGTGAGAAGCTACACATGCTCTACATGGACGAGGCAGGTAAGTGGGAGAAGCCCGTGGACATAAAAGATGCGTGGAGGATCGAGAGAACGTGTCTAATTGTCGGAAGAAAAGTTGTAGGTAAAGCCCTTGTGGGGAGCACCGTGAACCCTATGGATAAGGGCGGTAGGCAGTACAGGTCCCTGTGGGCAGACAGCAACCCTCAGGAGAGGAACGCCAACGGCAGAACTAAAAGCGGCCTATATAGAATATTCATCCCTGCTTTTGATGCTTTGGAAGGGTTTTTTGACAGGCACGGCAATGCAGTAGCCAACGACCCAGACGAAGAAGTTATAGGTATAGACGGAGAAATCATAGAAATGGGCGCTAAGTCTTACCTAAAGAACGAAAGGTCAGGGCTGAAAAATGATCCAGGAGAGCTGAATGAGGTTGTGAGACAATTCCCTTTTACCGAAGACGAAGCGTTTAGGGACAGCATCGAGGGGAGCCTGTTTAATATCGGAAAGATCTACCAGCAGGTAGAACACAACATGGAGCTGTATCCGAATCCAGTGGTTATAGGCAACTTCATCTGGACAGAGAAAGACAAGAGGGTTGCTTTCTCCCCCGACCCAAACGGAAGGTTTAGGGTGGCCTGGTTACCCCCAGAGGAAATGCAAAACGTCAGAAAGGAGGAAAGAGGTAGAATTGTGGCTCCTCACTCGGAAATAGGCTGTGGCGGTGTCGACTCTTACGACTTGGACTCTACGGTAGATGGAAGAGGATCTAAGGGGGCCCTTCACATGTACAATAAGTTTAACATGAAGCACCCAGCTAACATGTTTGTAGTAGAGTACGCTTCAAGACCTGACCTAGCTAAGATATTCTACGAAGACGTTCTTATGTGTGCTTTTTTCTATGGCTACCCGCTGCTCATAGAGAACAACAAGTACGGCATCGCAAGACACTTTGAATCAAGGGGTTACGACGGTTACTTGCTTGATAGACCAGCTCACCTAACACCTCCAGGGTCTAAGGTGTCGAAAACAAAAGGAATACCATCAAATTCTCAAGACGTCATACAATCTCACGCCCACGCAATAGAGGCTTACATACATGACCATGTAGGTATAAGCTATGAGACTGGCGATTACGGTCGCATGTTCTTTGACAGAACTCTGGAGGATTGGATCGGATACAAAATTACTGATAGGACAAAGTTTGACTTGACGATAAGCTCAGGCCTCGCTCTTCTTGCTGCTCAAAAAGCAAGAGTTGAGGTAAAGAAATCTAGCTCTATTGACAGGCAGTTCTTTAGGAAATACAAGCCAAAAGAATGGCACCGATGATTTTGTTATATTTGCCAGGAATTGCCCCAATCCACAATAGATGTACAGTAACAGCGGAAAAAAACCAATGGGATTTCCTGACCCTTTAGCCTCGAAAGAGATTAAGGATAAAAAGGAATACGGAGTTCAGTACGCTAAAGCCATATCTTCTCAGTGGGGAGGAATGGATGACGAGGGGTCTCTTTACAGAAAAAGGAGAAAGGTTTTTGATAGAAATAGAGATTATGCAAACGGGACGCAAGATACGTCCATATACAAGCAACTTCTTAACTCTCTAGACCCGAACAACGGGGATGGCAGCATGCTTAATCTGGATTTCACTCCAGTGCCCATACTGCCTAAGTTTGTGAGAATTGTTGTAAACAAAATTCTTTCTTCCGACCCCTACCCTAATGTAGAAGCGGTCGACCCCATCTCTAGATCCCAAAAGGATGTATTCAAGAAGGTTATCGACGCAAAGGTCAAGACGAAGAGAACCATGGAGAAGATCGAGTCCGAGCTAGGTATTGACCTTGGTTGTTGCGATATGCCTGACAGCACGGAGGAAGCGGAGATTTTTCTAGAGTCAAATGTAAAAACTGGGGCGGAAGTAGCCGCTCAGATATCAGCTAACCTGACTCTTAAATGGAATGATTTTAGCGACGCTATATACAGGAGGTGTGTCAATGACATAGCTACACTTGGGATGGGGGTCGTCAAAAGGTCTAATGACCCCAACGAAGGAATCAAGGTTTCTTATGTTGACCCAGTAAACTTTATTCATAGCTACACAGAGGACCCTACGTTCTCAGACTTGATCTATGCAGGTCACATGAACCGCATATCTATACAAGAGCTAAAAAGAAAAGCAGGTGATCAATTCTCTGAGGAGGAATATAAAGAGATAGCAAAGCAGGCTCAGAAAAAAATGGGTTACGACGCATCCAAGATGAACCAGTCGAACTACGACACGAGCATGGAGAAGATGAAGTATGGGTATGACGAGTTCATGATAGACGTCATGGACTTTGAGTTTATATCTGTAGATTGTATGTACTTCGAAAGCAAAGAAAGTCGTCATGGAAACACTGGATTCTATTATAAAGGGGCTTCGTATAAAAAGCCTAATAATTCTGTATTTGAGAGGTCTGTAACAAAGCTTGAAAAGGCTACTGTGTATGGGGGCACTTATATTCTTGGAACAAAGTTTATTTTCAATTACGGAGAGCAGGACAACCTACCTAAGAACATACACGACATATCGAGAGTAAAGCTTTCTTACTCCCCTGTAGCTACAAATATGCAGCGCATGGTCCCCAAGTCTATGGTGGATAGTTGCATAGGGTTTGCGGATCAACTACAACTCACCCACCTTAAGATACAGCAGTCGGTATCAAAGGCTAAGCCTGACGGAATAACGATTGACATTGAAGGGCTTGAGAACGTTCAGCTAGGTAAAGGAGGCGAGCTACAACCCCTAGAGCTGCACGACATCTACGAGCAAACAGGTGTCTTTTACTACAGAAGCAAGAATCCTGACGGAGGTTTTCAGAACCCACCAATACGCGAGATACCGAACAGCATCAGAAACATCAATGAGCTGATAGGGTTGTACAATCACTACTTGAGGATGATAAGAGATGCCACGGGCATCAATGAAGTCATGGACGCTACAACGCCTAAGGGCGATCAGTTAGTCGGTGTAAGACAGCAAGCGATAGCGGCAGGAAACAATGCTATCTACGACATCACAAACTCTTCCATGGTGTTGTTTAAGAAGGTTTGTTCGGACATCGTCAAATGCGTTCAGGTATTGCACCCCGAGTCCATCATATTTAAGCTTTATGAGAATGCAATAGGATCTGAAAATATGAGGTCCGTATCTAGCTTCCAGAATCTGTCGATGTTCAACTTCGGAGTAATGGTAGTGAAAGAGATGGAGGAGGTGGAGAAGATGTACTTAGAGCAAAATATTCAGCAGGGCCTGGCTCAAAAAGAGCTTGACATAGAAGACGCTATAGCGGTGCGTCAGCTCAAAGACATCAATCAAGCTGAAAGACTTCTTGTCGTAAGGAGAAAGAAGCGTATAGCGAGAAACCAACAAATGGCTCAGCAAAACTCTCAGATGCAAGCTCAGATACAGCAGCAAGCCGCTGAGTCCGCTTCAAAGGCTAGGCAGGCAGAGATACAGTTGGAGGCAGATTTGGAGATGAAAAAGATGGAGGTCAAGACGCAGTTTGAGATAGAGGCCGCAAAAGCTATGCACGAACTCAACAAAGAGATAGAGATCATAAAGGCAGAAGCCATACTAGGCTCCAGGCAGCAAGACCAGCAACTGAAAGAAAAGCTTGACTTGATGAAGGAGGACAGAAAGGACAAGCGCCTAAAAGATCAAACAACAGAACAGAGCAAGCTTATAGCCCAAAGAAAGGGTGACAGAGGTGAAATATCTGGAGGTCAAGAAGTAATGGATGTACAATCACAAATACTAAAGCAGGATGGGATTCAAGGACAGCAGTAAGGCTAAAGTCAACCTAGACTCAGCAGCTAGGCTAGATATCACATGCAGAAAAGGCGACACCTTTCAGTTGTTTGTCGACTTCGGCTTTGATCTGTCCGATGACTATCAGGCTGATGAGTGGAAGCTACAAGTCAGAACCGACGAAGATGACACGGGGTCACCCGTTCTCGATCTCGCCAATGACGGAACGACTTACTTCTCTATAGAGGACGGTGATAAGACGAACTCCAAACTAAAGATATCTGTGCCTTCCTCAGACATGGATTTGACGTCGGGGCTGTACGTCTATGACCTAGAAGTGTTGAACGACGAAGTCACCCCCAGCTTCCGTAAAACTTGGCTGTACGGCTTGTTTACCGTCTCAGAAGATATAACCGATCAGTAATATATTTGCAATATGGCCATCAAGGTAACTACGAAGAACAACATAGTCAAGATTGGCTACGAGCAGGGGCCGTCTGGAGCCACTGGCGCTACTGGTATCCAGGGCGAGCAAGGAGAGACTGGCCCTCAGGGTCCAGCTGGCTCTGGCGCTACAGGTCAAACAGGTCCTCAAGGCCCTGTTGGTCCTGGAGGAGCCGCCCCCGTTATATCTCAAAACGTAGTAGTTAACCTTCCGACTGGTGGTTCTTTTGGTAAGTACTCTCATGGGGATGTTATAACATACAACTCAGAAGACCCTCAAAGTGCTCTTGACCTTATTCTTGATGCCGTAAATGAGTCGGGAGCTCCTAACATTGTGACTTTCACGTCAACCACGCCTCCGTTTAATTTGACATCCTCAAGTCTTACGGTTGCTTACAGTGTTCAAAATCAAAATCACCCTGCAGGGGCGGCTATGAATGTGTCTATCGAAAGGAAGGCTCAAGGCACTAGCGACAGCACATACCAGGTCGTCCATACAAACGATAACATTACGACGGCCTCTGTAAATACATCATTTTCAGATTCTTATACTCTGACTGAGTTTTCTACTACAGGATTTACCTATAGGCTTACAGCCACGGATGATAAGGCTGGAAGCACCTCCGACATACAAACAATTACTGTGTCTCCTTCTTACTCCGACACTACAATATCTCCAGGCCTTGTCGCCGCGAGGTCTACAAACTCAGCGTTTACTGGTGAGACAAACTCAAGCAGAGAAAAAGGTAACTACGACAGCATAGTTACTGCAACAATAAACAAGAACAATACTCACGTCAACATAACAGAAGTAAAGCTTGAAAGAAGAGTCGACGGTGGATCATACTCTACTTTAGTTACAGAGACTTCAGGGTTTGGGACGTCAGACTATTCGTTTTCTTTTACAGATAATAGCAACTCAGGGCTCACTGACGTATCAACGATAGAATACAAGATTACTGTAAAAGATCAGTACACCGACAATGGAGGTTCGTCGTTCTTCGACACATTCACTGTGAGCCTCGACAAGTTCCCAGTGGTGTTCTCGTATGACTCTACATCAGCTAGTGGTGCTACAAGCGATGCTGATCTACAGTCTATATATGCTGACTTGTTGAGCAACGCCGATGTAAGCTCAAATAAGAGGCTTATATCTTCCAGCGGGATGACTTCACAAGTATTTAATGGGTCTAACGGGACAAACACTGGTGGTAACTTCACTTACGTCGCTTATCCTGAATCTTTCGGTAACTTTACGGTGGTTACAGACACCTCAGGGTTTGACATACTTGGAGACAATACATGGCTTAAGGACGGAGGCACTGGCACCCCCTTTTCGGGCGGGGCTTTCGATGTCACTACCTCTTTTGGGGAAACGCTTTCAATAAAGATGTACAAGTCGAACTCAAGCAAGGCTTTTAACGGTACTCAAACAGTAACAATTACAACGTAAGAATATGCCTAATTTTTCAGGTAGGATACAACACAACAATCCTAACAGCGCCGTACTGGACATAAACAACACTCAAGTTCGTGGGTTTGGTATCTTCAATGTTACGGAGAATAGGAACAATGTTCCCTATAGTGCAGCCGAGGACTCCGAGACCCCCCGTTGTAAGGGGTACCTAGCCATCATGAAGGATGTCGACACGGGATACATATATCTCGGTAATGACTTGGCTTCGAGCGGTAATATCCTTGACGACGCGAACTGGACCAACCCTGCTAACTGGCAAGAGATAGCTGGAAACGCTACAGTAGGGGCTACAGGGCCTCAGGGTGACCCAGGGGCGGGCACTATGTGTGGGATTTCTTTGTACAAGAATGTGGTGAATCTGCCTAACATTGGCGCCCCTACTGATGACGGTAATTTCTTCTTGCTTGATTCAACTGAGCTTATCACTGATGATGCCAACGAGGTAAGATACATTGTATGGGAGCCATCGTCGGGATATAACGACCTCCTAGAGGCTATCATAGGCACGAATTTTAGCGACTTTACGCTGGCTTTCTATGGTCAGATGAACCCTAACAACAGCACCGTTTCTAAATACAGGGTGACGACGTTTAGGCCTACAGGAGGGTCCGTGTCCATTGCGGAAGGAGACCTTAGCGGATACTTGAAGATACCCGTCGAGCCTAGGGATTTTGATAGTGTGTACAAATTTTTTAAGCCAGGATTCGAAATTACCATGTGCTCCACATACAACGGAGACATAGGGGAGTCAGGTATTCAGGGGGAGGCAGGAATCAAGGGAGACGATGGAGATCAAGGACCTGTAGGGCCCGCTGGACCCGCTGGAACGCAAGGGATTCAGGGTTTGGAAGGTGGGTGCAATGAGTCGTCGTTTGAGAGCGTCCTAGGGAACACTGTAGACTTTGATGCAGCAAATGCTCAGCCATACAACAGCTTCAATATGAGAAGCTCAAGCACCTTATCTTCTCAGGCGAGTACTGCTACTCAAGTGATCTTCAACACTACTGGGAATGCTCTGTTTGAAAACGCGAATACATTCGCTGCTTCGGACTACGAAAACTCATTCCTTAAGATAAGTGGTAAATTCAAAGATGGAAATAATAATGTCGCCGACGACCCCTCTGTTGTAAAATATAGAATCATAAGTCCTGGAGTCCAAACCTTCAATCCAAACTTGGAAGATCTAGGTGATTTTAAGAGCCTTACTCTTGAATTTATAGGGGCGGGTATTCCTGGTAGTGACTTTTTTGTTGATTCCGAGACATATACTACGTGCATAGTTATAGGGGGTCCCGAAGGAGGTGTTGGAGGCACAGGGGCAACGGGTGTTGAGGGAGCAACGGGCCTAACGGGATTTCCTGGTGGCTGTGGGTCGGCTCAGTATGAAGGATATAAGGCTGTTACTGAGTACGCTCTTTCTTATGACGGATTTTTTATAGCTATAACAGACGACATAGGAGAGAGTGACGACCCTGAGGTTTCTGACTTTCAGGTTCTTACAAATACAGCAGCTGCAGGAAGCGGAGCTAGCGCTGGATTGACCAACACCCCAGAAAGCCTTTTTTACGACTCAGGAAACGCTCCAAGGAGGATGTTTGTCGTTTATCCAGCCGTTGGAAACGTTGACCTCATAAATAGCGGGCTTAACGGAGGTAACTCCACCAACTCTGAAATAGCAATAAAAGGAAACTTTAATTCTGTTTCTACGGACGGAGATGCTGATGAGAGGGCTTACAATTTGAAATACGACACCAAGGATATTGCTAGGGCTTGGCCAGGCAGTGCTCCTTGGAAGTATGTCGAAATTGACGAAAACGTATCAGGCATCGACCCCGATGAAGTCTTTGTGTACCCCGACGATTACGAGGGGCTACCTGATATTCACTATATCTACTGCTACGCTACCAGAGGTCCTGTAGGTCAAATTGGGCCTCCTGGTGTGGATGGCGTATCCGTTACGGGAGCTGCTGGCCAAGACGGCTCTGACGGTCAAGATGGTCAAGACGGAGCAGATGGAGCGGACGGAGCCCCAGGCATCCCTAACGTTTGCGTAAACGACATACTACGCTATCCAAATCACGGTCTTTACGTTCCAGGAAACCAAGTCTTGTTTGATGTTGCTGACGGCAAAGCCTTCAACGTATGTGATGTTAACGCTAGCGGTGAATTTACTTACGAGGCGGATATGACTGAGGTGTCTAGGATGATTATACATCCCGACAACCCCATTGCCGAGTTGATGCTTTCGCACACCGATGCCGAGTGGCAGGGTGGGGCAAACTTGACTCTGAGAGGTAAGTTCAACGACGATAATGGCAATGAAGTTACTACTGTATGGAATCTTGGAGTAAACAGCAAGCCGACTATACTGCAGCAATCAGGACTCAATGTGTCAGCTGAGCTGTCTTTGATTGTCGAAATCTCTACTGCTACTGCTGTAGGTACTGGAGACTATAAATTTATAAGCGGAGGTTCGTCATCTGTTAATGACGCCTATCTTCTTTGCTTCCTTCTTAGGGGGCCTAAGGGAGACGATGGGCCGCAAGGAGGTAAGGGGGACCAAGGTGACCCAGGCGCGGCAGCAGGAAGTTCAAACACGTTCTTCGATAACAATGCCACAACCGACCCAGCCTTCGCGGACGATAATAAGTTCAACATATTTAAGGGCGACAACATTCCCAACGACAACACCAAGGATATATCCTTAGTAGAGTTTCTTACTTGCGGGGGTAGTTCTGAGTTGGCTGCAGCTCTTCAGGGGATGACCAATGATCCAACCTCTAGAGGGTATTGGGGTCAGGCCAGCATAACTATGTACGGCTTTACTGCAAGCTCCGACGGAGGCTCAGCAGATACTGATAGAACTAGAGTGTTCAACTTACAACCTACAGCGTTTTTCAATACAGACGGTTCTACACTAAACAATGGAGACAACGTTATTGTGCTTCCTGTGGAATTTGTTGGCTCTGGATTCGATGGACTCACCCCAACGCACAAGTTCCTAGATCAAGGCAGGTCTTATAGGTTTGATATACAGTTCCGAGGTCCTATAGGTCCAGATGGGCAGCAAGGAGAACAGGGAGAAAAAGGCGACGTAGGAAATACGGGACAGACGGGCCAGACGGGGCAGACAGGACCTCCAGGCCTGGCAGGAGGGAAGGGAGATCAAGGCGACACAGGCGCTGCTGGCCAGCAGGGAGCAACGGGAGCAGACAGCCTCTGTTCTACGGGTGAGTTTTATGTTGCTGGTGAGGCAAGCTTTGGTCATCCTTATAGTGAAGTACTACCTTCTGCAGCAGACTTTGTGACTGCTGCTGCTAATGGTGACTACGTAGACAACGTAGTTACGGCAAGAAGGCTGTATTTCTATAGAGGAACATTTCAGCTATCTCTACAATCTCTATTTGATTCTACCGACGCAGACCTTGACGTAAGCATATCGATTGACGGGTCTTACAAAAAAACCAACAACAACGCTACCCAACAGAAGACTCCAGTATTTAGGTTAGATAACAACACAATATACAACCCTAGCGGGGGTGTATACTATGTAGAAGTAACTCCTGCAGCTACGGATCCTGTTTACAACACCTTTGTTTCTGGGGGGCAGTATGACTTGTGCATAAGGTCCTTGGGTACCGTAGGTCCTACTGGAGCTACTGGAGAAACAGGAGCGCAGGGAGAGATAGGTCCTGCAGGTCAAGATGGGGGCAAAGGAGATACAGGTGTTCAACCCGAAGTATTTATGACTGGAGGCGTTGAGATATCTACAGGCTACTCTAGTCTTAATAGCAACCCTACTAATTTCTCTCTTGTCGTAAACGCTAACAATGCCGAAAACACGACAACAACTCAGTGGGTGGGGCCTGGAGTGAACGTGTACACCACGACCGCAGCTAGCAGGTACCTATACATGGGTGTTTCAAGCGAGCTATACAGAAAAGTATTTAGGTTCCTTGACTTCGACAATCCTGCCTCTGCTTTTTATTACGAAAAAGCAACTATTCAGGTAAGCGGTGACTTCCCTGACGGGTCTCCTGGGTCCCTAGCTATTAAAGTAGTGGCTTATACACAGCAGTCTGGCCAAATCAAAGGATACGAAGTGCGAGTTGTAGCTCACTCTTTCGAAAACCCACTAGAGTCAACAGGAACTGGAATACAAAGCGCTACAGACGGATTCTATTTCTTCTCGGCGTCTTATTCCGAGCCTGGATCAACTGGGGTTCAGGGCGAGACTGGAGAATCGGGACCTCCAGGGCCAGAAGGGGCTAAGGGCGACGAGGGAAGTGCGGGGCAGACGGGTCAGACAGGGGCTACTGGTGAAGATGGTGAAACAGGACCTCCAGGCCCACAAGGGGGTAAGGGCGACGATGGAGATGTAGGCCCTTCAGGACCTGCAGGCCCTGACGGGGAGCGAGGCCTTCAAGGCCCCAAGGGAGAGACTGGGGAGTCTGGCCCTCAAGGTCCACAAGGACCAGCAGGTCAGCAGGGACCAGCAGGTGTGCAGGGAGAACAAGGCGCGACAGGTTCCTCCTCTACCACAACTGCAGTCACATATAGAAGTGACCTGGATAGCGTAGAAGACGTGATTTCCTTCACAAATGGACTTAGTTCTTTTTACAGTCCTATCTACGCATCCTCATCTTCTTTCTCAAACGGAGTAGCGTTTGACTTAGCGCAGGCACCCGCTGGCAATGATGGAGATATCGGAAGCGCAGATATGTCCGAAATCACGAAGCTTTATTACGCAGGAAACGGCAACCAGATAGATCAGCTTTTAAGCGCTATTACCAACGTAAACAAGAGTCAATGTACCCTTGTTGTGACTGGGGCTTTTCTTGAACCATCCAACAGCGTAAGAACCAAGACTATAACGTACTCAGTCACCTCCGCACCTAATGTAGATTTTGAGACTGAAGCCTTCGTTCTGAATGTAGGACCAACGCAACAGAACGTATCAGTCTCGTGTAACAAACTTGAGATTTCTCATCTTTCTGGGGGTGTAGGCGCAGTTCCTAAGGGGGGTGACTTTTCATACAGCGGCTCAGCGGGACAGCCTCCACTTAACGGGGAGTACACGATATCTCTGGTTATCGCTGGGCCTGCTGGAACTGCTGGAGCTAGAGGTGCTTCGGGTGTAGATCCCAACTCCTTTACCAACTACGCTGTAGCTGGTCAGGACAATATCGTCGCTGACAACGCTGACGACACAATGACTATCGTCGCTGGGTCTAACGTAACGCTTACTACTGACGCGGCTTCAGATACTTTGACTATCGCGGCCAGTGCTCCTGCAGACCTCACGGTAGACGGGGCTGGAACGATACACGCAAACAACGTGCCGACTCTTAACCAGAATACCACAGGTACGGCGGCAGGTTTGTCGTCTACACTTGCGGTGGCTTCTGGCGGTACGGGTCAGACAACCTTGGCAGCCAACTCAGTACTTACTGGCGACGGAACCAACGGAGTGGCATCGGAATCTAACCTAACCTTTGACGGAAGCAAACTTGTTGTTACTGGTCTTGAAGTATTCTCTTTCCCAGACGGAGCAAATCAGTTTCACGGAGAGGCCGTTGATTTTGGAAGCGGCCCCAGTGGGGTTGACGGTGACATTGCGCAGGCTAAGCTGTATTATTTAGATTCGAGTCAGCAGTGGGAAGAGGCAGACGCTGATGCAGCTTCAACGTCTAGTGGAATGCTAGGAATAGCTGTGGCTGACGATACTGCTAGATTCCTTGTTCGTGGATTTGCAAGAAGCCCTAGCTTCCTAGGCTTTACAACGGGCGACATCCTTTATGTAAGCGGCACAACTGGTGAAATAACAAACGTCGCTCCGTCAGGTAATGGCGACATTGTCAGGGTAGTTGGGTATTGTGTGAAATCCAATACTGGAGTTATATATTTTGATCCAGACAAAACCTTTATAGAAGTAACCGCGTAATGGCTTTAATTTATTCAGGAACCGAAGATGGAAGATTAGGGAGCGGGACAAAGTCTAGTTGGGCGGCAGCCAGAGACATAGCTACAGCAACATCGTTTTCGAGTAGTGACATCAATCAATCCTCTGCTGTTGGAACTAGC